TTTGTCGGGTAATAACGGTGGTTTTATATCAGAACTCCAACTTTTTTTATTATAGAACTTTACCCCCCACAATCTCCACTTATGGGTTTCGCTGGATTTATAGGTCATAATATTATTATTAAATCTTTCAAAAGGTATTCTGTCATCTCTTGCAAGAACTTCATACTGACCACCACCTCTATAAATAAGTATATCTGCTGAATAATAATCTTCTTTTTTGTTATATTTTAGACCGTTTACTCTTACTTTATCGTTATATTTTTGACGATAATATTCAACCAGGATTGGCTTCATTGGATTATCAGAGGTTATAGCTGGCATCAGTCTTTTTTCACCTTTGAATACTTTTCTATGTAGATCTTACCTTTTGGTGAAATTTCTACAGACCGTTGTTTCCTGGGTATATGGTTGATAAAACCTCTTTCAGCCAGAGCCACTACATGTCTATTGACGACCATAGTAGATTTGTAATTTAATAAACCCATAAGATCACGATATGTTGGAGCGTATCCGTTTTGATCCCAATATTCACTGATGTTTAATAAGACTTTACTTTGTTGTGGTGTCATCACTCTGCTCCTCTCTTTTTAAAATTTTTGTAATAGCTGCGTATCCAGCAATGTCAAAATAATTATCATCATTATTGCCAGGCATAATCATCCTGGCTAATTTTAAAGCTATCATTAATGTGGAAACGTCAGATGCTTTTAAAGGCTCTGACAACTTATCTTTTAAAACTAAGTTCCATATCTCAGCAATTTTTTCATGTGTCTTTTTAAAATCACCATGCTCATCGTGTTTACTTGCAGACAACGAAGTAGAAAGTTCGTTAAAAAAACTTTCTATCTTTGAATATCTCTCGTTCTGCTCTACTGATCGTGAAAGTATAACTCTAGTATCCGCCATCTTTCACCTTGTCTAGTTGCATTATGTTTAAATAATTTTTACCAGACGAGGCAACTTTCTTATAGCCGTAGAGTTTGATCTTCTCTCCAGCTGCTATTGTAGTCTTAGCTACAAGATAACCGCTGAAGTCATGTTTTTTTGTTTCATCATCCTCAACAAACAAGCTGCCATAACCTGGTTTTTCTTCATATCTATTATCAGAAGTCATTGTTTATACCATCTCTCCTATTGTTAAAAAAGTTTTGCAGCTGTGGGTTATTTTCGATTTCGTTTTTATGTTCTGAGAACACTTCTTTTAACTGACCTAAGTGTTTTGCTTGAGTTAGTTTGTTTCTAATAACATTTATATGATTAAAGCTGTAGTTTTCCTTTGTATCTTTTTTAGTTTTACTCACAATATTTTCATTAAAAACGTCTTCTTTTTTATTGGGTTCTTCTACATTAACTGTAGATTGTTGTTGGGGAGGGTTTATAGGGTGAACGAAAGCTGCGATTTCGTCACCTGACGCAAACTCTCCCCCATCCAAACCTAGACATGCAAGCATCCTACCCAGGGATACTGTCTGTGTTTTTTCCATCACTTTGTCTTGGTTCGAATTTCGTACTGACTCGGCTATTCCAACCGCCAGAATTTTTTCTTTATCTTTACAAGTGGTCTTGCACACCACCGTATTTTGATCGGTAAACTCATATTCCGTAATGACTTCTAATTTAGTTCTAAAATGCTTTCTAAATATGCGGTTTCTATCTTTGACCTGGGTGTACAATTTACCTTTAATATTTACTTTCTCTTCATCTTTAAAATTTTCTACGTCAGCTATAGCTGCATCTAATAAACTATTGATATCCATAATACCTCTTTGCTTCTAAAAAATTTTCTTCTCCTATATCCCAACCCCAATGTTTAAAATCTTTTTTGACATACTTTCTGGGATCATCTAACTGTGCAATATTCTGTTTGACTTCAAGATCATCTCTAAATTCTTGCATCAAAGTTTTGTGATCGTAGTCTTCAATATCAAAAATTTTATATCCGTGATCTTCTCTTTCACACACATAGACCAGAAGAGATTTTACTTTTGGTTTGAAGGTATGATAAAAGGCAAGCTGCTTGAGATGGTTTTCGTCTGCTTTATCTGGAACCCTAGACTTTGTATATGACCTGGTGCCATCTTTTTTTAGACCGCCCCTGGTTCTCCATTTAGTTTTTAGTTCAATTAAAAATCTTTTTGACTCGACATCAGTTCTGCCAATGACTGGTAAAACAATGCCGTTAAACTCACCAGACACATAGCTTTCGTATTGTTTATCAACATCATCAACTACACCTATTTCTCTAAATGCTTTTGCAATGTTTGCTAAAGTTTCACTATAGCTTTGTAGGTTTTGTTCGTGTTGTTCTTTTTCTTTTTGATCTTGTGTAACAAATAATTTTAAAGTTTGTTCTTGGTTGCTACGTTCTAAAATGTTTTGAGCTGCAACACCAGCTTGATTACCAGCGTGCATTTTTGCATTTGTTTTAAATTTACTTCTATCTTTTTGATTGCAGTGTAAGTATTTGAAAACCCATTGATCCAGAGGTTGTGAAGCCTGTGAAGGAGAGAAATGATTTAATCCTCTGGTAAGAAAATATTCAGGAATTGTATCTGTCATTTTATGATGATAAGGCGGCTCGATGCTGTGACCGTAAAACCTCCATAACTTTCTCATACCCCAAACCAATTTCGTCATTGAGAAGTGATCGTAGTAATGAATACAAAAAACATTGAGAAAACTTTTTACTTCTCTGCAACGGCAGCTCGTGTAGTTGTGCTTTACAACAAAGTTTGGGATATAAAGTTTTTTTATTGTAGCTGCGATACACATAGTTAATTTACATTTTCTTAATTATATGAAACACAAAAAAGAATCTAAACACAACATTTTTTTAAAACGATTAGTAAACATATATAACATTTTTTGTGGATATTTTTTTTCACATTTTTTCCACTGGTATAAATAATACCAGAAGTTTTTCTATTCGTTCGCTCTATACAAGAAAAGTAAATTAGTTAAAAATCTATTTATGAATTATCTGATCGCAGCGGATATTCAGTCATGTAAAAATTATTTACCCCCTGGAAGATGCTGCAAACCGTTTTTTGGAGCAGCTTATGGGTACGTTTGACTCCAAAGATAAAGATATATTTTACCTACCAGTCTACAAAGACTTAGCTGCGGTTTACCAACGAATAGTAGAAGAAAATAAAATGGTCTGGGAAGGCTATGAAAATGATGTTGTGGAGGCAGTTAAAAAAGAGTGCTTGATAAATGGAAACTTTACAAAGAAATAGTCTTTTGCATCCAGTTTACAGAGGCTGACAAGATGGTTGCGTTTGCTCTACTAGACCACTACAACGCAAAAATAAAAAAGGTTTTTCCTACGAATAGGCGTGTTGTAGCTATGACAGGACTGTCATACAGACAAGTACAGCGTTCAACAAAAAAGTTTCACGAGTACGGGGTAATAGAAAAGATGTCAAACAAAGGTAAAAACTTTTACAAGCCTAATGTGACCTGGAAGCTCGAAGACATAGGTAAAACTACGACACAGCCGTCACCCAGGGATGACAAGCCTGACATGGGTAGTACGACACAGTTGTCACCTCCATCTAAACCTACTTCTTTAACTAGTAATATAAACATAGATGGGCTACTCAAGAACTTGGCTAAACAGAAAAGTTTAGCTTATAGAAATGTTGTTGACAGTGGTTACACCTACCAGCAAAACATGGATAGGAAGTATCGTAAGATGATGGTCACTAGACTATCAGCTGATAATTATTCTGAATGGTTAAAGACTTTAGAGAATAGTGAAACCAGAGATCAGGCTATTGATTATGCCAGGTTGTTATGCGGCAAGTAAAGAACCTACAAAGAACTGTTATTGAAGTTGGTGCTAGGGATTTATGGCTATGGTTTGAAGAAAGTATTAGAACAGCTAGACGATTACCAGCTGTAAAGCCTAAAGGATATAAGGCTGCATGGGTTGATATTCCTACTGATTGGCACTCTTACGGCTGGGAAAGAGCTAAGATAAAACTACCTCCTCCGTCTGGTAAGCAGCTATCCAGGTTAGATTTAGTCATGGCTTTGCTGGCTGTGGTTGATGAAGAGGATAGAAGAAAGCTGGTCTGGATGAGAGCCAGGAAGTATCCTTGGAAGAAGCTGGAGTATATGTTTGGTAAGCATCGCTCTACCCTGGCTAAGTATCTAAGAGATGATTTGTACCGAATGACCTTGGTGTTGAACACCGATAAAAAGATTAGACAGAAACTACAATTTTGTATATAAATTTAATTAAGATCGAATATCTTCGCTCTAAATTCAAAACAATCAAAACATGGTAGGAAGACCATCAAGGAAGATACCTTGTGGAGCTGCACGCAAGTATGATGGTAAACCATGTCAAGCAAAAGCACTAGCTAACGGAAGATGTTATTTACATGGTGGACTTAGTACAGGACAAAAAACAATCGAAGGTAAAGTCAAAGCTCTCAAAAATCTCAGGCAGTACAAAAGCTGGAGCGATGAAGAACTTAGACGATACTGTCAAAGAAGATATTTTAGTTAACTTGATGATGGGTATGACACTGACAAAGATCTGTAGTCAACCAGGCTTTCCATCACTGAGTACGTTGTACAAGTTGATGGCTAAAGATGAAGAGCTTAACTTGAAGATAAGCACAGCAAGAACTAATGGTTCACAAACTAAGTTAGACATTGCTACTGACATGATGTTGGAACTAAGAACGAAACCTAACATCACACATCAAGAAGTAACTTTGGTAAACAACCTGGTAACTCATGCTAGGTGGGAAGCATCCAAGCTCATACCAAACTACAATGATAAAGTTATTAACGAACATAAGGGAGATGTTCAGTACAGGATTGGATGGGAGAATGATCCAATTTCTACACAGAAGAAAAAGATTTCCACGCACACGACATGAGGTTCGATGACAGCTGTGTCACATACCATGTCACAAATTCTTTTTTTTCTTTTGTTATTGGGAAAACTTAGCGGTTGTATAAACCGCTGGACTTCGTTGCCAGGTAAAAAATTATTTTGTTTGCAGCGATATAGCTACGTTTTTGAGATTTGCTACCCCCCCCCCCCCCAAAAACACCTGGCTATTACGTAATATATATATATCCCAACTTCAACAGCCACACGAACAGACAATGAAACAACAAAGTATCACGATACCTTACACACCTCGTCTACCACAGCGTGAGATACACGATGTTTTAGACCAGTACAGATATGCCGTTATAATAGCTCACAGACGTCTTGGAAAAAGTTTGTGTGCGATTAATCATTTAATTAAGTTTGCGTTCACTCACACGCTTCCAAACGTAAGAATGGCGTATATTTCACCCCAGTTTAAACAAACTAAATCTATTGCCTGGGATTATGTAAAACAGTTTACCAAAGAGATACCTGGCATTAAGTATAACGAAACCGAACTGCGATGCGATTTCCCAAACGGTGCCAGGTTAACTCTTTATGGAGTTGATGCTAACCCTGATGCACTCCGTGGAAACTACTATGACTTTGTTGTCATGGATGAAGTGCAGTTAATATCAGAAGATGTTTTTCCGACCGTTATATTGCCAGCACTAGCAGACCGCAAAGGGAAATGTTTGATGATTGGTACTCCAAGATCAACCAGAAACTATTTGTATGAATTATATAAAAAAGCAAAGTCTGATGCTTCCTGGTTTTGTAAAATTTATAAAGCAAGTGAAACAAATTTAATTGATAAGTTTGAACTAGAGCAGCTCAAGCAGAACATGACGGATGAAGAGTACCGTCAAGAATTAGAATGTGACTTCTCTGCTGCTATCAATGGATCTATTTATGGAAAGATTATTGATAAGTTAGATGCTCAAAATAGAATTACAAAAATTAGTTATGATGTCGGATACCCAGTACACACTGCCTGGGATCTGGGTATAGCTGATGAAGGTATCGTTGTTTTTTTTCAAG